ATGTTAGGTTATGACGAAGTTAATGTTGAATATGTGGATGTAGATGAAAAAACTGCTAGAAAAATTGTTTTAGCCGATAATAGAATTTCTGATTTAGCAAGTTATAACGAAATAGATTTAGCTAATTTATTAAAAGAAGTTGCACAAGATAGTGGTTTAAATGGAACTGGATTTGATGATGATGATTTAGACGCATTATTAAAAGAAATTGCAGAGCCATTAGATTTAGGCATAAATAAAAAACCAGTAGGAAAAAGAGTAGCTAGAAATTTACCAATTGATTTAATTTATTCTTATACACCATTAGACCCAAGTTCATTTATTGCAAAAGAATTTGGTTGGCTATGTGGTTCAATTTCAACAGAATCAATTCGTTATGTTAATAAACCTGAGATAGCAGATAGATTTTTATGGCACCATACAATTCAATTTATTGATAATGATTGGAAAGATTATAATCACGAAAAACATTTAACTGCAGTAAAACATTTTAAACCTAAATATGCAACAACTAGAGATATTATGAGTTCAGACCAATGTCGTGCTAATGGAGTTGAATATTATACATTTGAAAAAATTATGGAGTTCGCAGAAGAAATAGCACCTCATACAGACAATATGATTGTTATACCAAAATTTAATTGCATAGATAGAATACCTGAAGATTATGTTTTAGGTTTTTCAGTTCCAACTTCTTATGGTGGAACAGAAGTTCCTTGGGAGGCATTTAAAGGTCGCAAAGTTCACTTATTAGGTGGCAGTTGGAAATTACAATTGCAATATTTAGAACTACTTGGAGATGATGTCATAAGTTTGGATAACAATTACATTAATAAAGTTTCTGATTATGGACAATTTACTTTACCTGACGGCACATTAACAGATTTAGAAAAAGTAGGCTTTCCTCGTGGTTCAATATTAAGTCATAAAACATTTGCAGTACTTTTAAGTCTTAATAATGTCGCACAGAAAGTTAATGAAATCTTAGGTAAAGAAGAAGAAGAATAAAAACCTCAATGTCTATGGTAAAAAAAGACACCTGACCTTTTGTTCTCTCGGTAGCAAAAAGCATTCTGGTATAAGTGTGCCGAGATATAACTTAGTTGCAGAGCGTTAAGATTTGAGAAAAAAGTTATAAAGTGTTCTGGAATAGATATAGTTATATTATATAATCGTGTAAATGTTAGATATAGGAGGAAAAAATGGCATTTAAAGGTAATCCAGAAAATTTACCTAAACCAGAAGATGTTAAAAGATGTTCTTTTGGTGGAGATAATAATAGAAAAGCTACAGGTGGTTGTGGAAAGAATGTAGTTAAAACTGGGCAAATGGTTAAATCAAAACTAACAGGAGCCACTTGGCATATTTGGCACTATTTTGATTATTGTAAAGACCATTTTGATTTAGAAACTCATCCACATAAAGAGTTATTACCAATATTAGAGGTATAAAAAGATATGGCTAATTCAAAACATTTAGAAGAACAATATAGAATTCACAATTGGTGGAAAGCTAATAGAGAAAAAATCAAACTAAGAATAATAGAAAGTTTTAATTTAGAAGAAACTTTTAAAATATAAAGTTGGTATAGCTCTATAACAGGTATATAATTATCTTATATGTTAGATAAAAAAAAGGAGTTATTGTGAAACAACAAAAAGAAGTTTATAGTGCTGAGTGGTGTATGCCTAAGACCTATAATATTATTCCTAATATCAAAGAACTTAATAAAAAGTCATTTGAGGAAGAAGCAGAGTTTCCTGCAAAATTCAGAGTAAATTCAGACGGAGTTATAGATAGTGTCCAAATTGAAAAAACTCATATTGATTATTTAAGTGGAAGTAGATATGTTTCAGTTTCAACACCAATTATATGGCTAGATAAATGGTTACAAGAATCAGAATATGAGATAGAAAAAGCAATTGAAAGATTTACTTATGAATATATTTGTAAAAGTTATTCAAGTTCTAAATATTCAAGTTGGGATAGAGCACCTTTTAGTTTTGCTAATTATAAAAATTCAGATGAGAATTATTTAGAAGAAATTTGGAACAAAGCAGAAGAATTAGTCCAAAAATATCAAGATACAGAATATAAAGTTGTTATAGATATGGACGGATATAGCAGAAGAAATAGATTGTATGAAGATAAAAAAGGAACTTTTAAATATATGGACGCTGAAATAACTTTGAAAGCTATCAAAGAAGATAAGGAAAGACAAGATTGGAACTTGCACCTTTTTATGAATAGAAGAACAACTAAAAGAATTAAAAATGATAATTTTCAAGAATTAGAATTTATTGAAAAAACTTTACAAAAAAATATTAATAACATATTTAATAGCTATTTTTATAAAAGATATTTCAAACCTGTAGATGTAAATATAATTAATTCAAATACAGGTAGTTCATATTTTCAGAGTTGGAGTAATAGTATAAATTTGAAAAAATGGGCAAGTGATATAACAGTACTACACGAATTAGCTCATCAAGGCAGAGGTTGTAGTAATGACCACGATAGATATTTTACAAGCCAATTATTAATGTTAGTTGGAAGATTTTTAGGACATAAAGAACAAATCAAACTAATTGAATATTACAGATACAATAATGTTGAGTGGGACGGAATATTCTTTCATAGTGAAAAATGTTTAGAAGATTTAGGCATAACTGATGAAGTTTTGCTTAGACAAAACAAAGGTAATAAACAATGTGCTACTGGAGATACCAGAATGACTGCTAAGTTTAGCAATCATTTAACTCAAAAAGTAGCAATGAGGAGAAGATAATGAAAGAGTGGAAAATTAAACAAGTTCAAAAAACATTTACTTGGAAAGAGCTTGAAAGAAAATATAAGAATTCAAATACATATCTATTAGCACAAAGAACGCCATTTTGGAGTTGGAAAGATAGAAATGTAGCTGAATATAAAGTAATGAAAGAAAGTAATTTACCTGCTGTGCAATATATGACTTTTAAGGAATTAGAGTCTTATTATTTGAAGCAAGGTTTATCATTAACAAAAGGATAATAGGAGAAATAATGAGTAATAAAATGGAAGAAAAAGAAATATCACAAGTTGATAAAGTCTTATCAACTCTAATTAACACAGGTGGTTGGGTATGTGGAGTAAGTTTTCAACAAAAATTTATTCCAACTTATTCACAAAGAATTAGAGATTTAAGAAAAAAAGGTTGGGATATTGAAAGTGATAGATGTAGTTTAGGTCATCATAGTCATAAAGGTCAGGTTGCTATGTATAGAATACACGACCATAATGGTTGGAAAAATTATGAAACTTGGAATGTTGCACTTTGGATAAATAATGAAGAAAGTTTATATAAATTAGCAAAAAGAAGTCTAAATTATAATAATTTTATTTTTAGATTAGCTAATGCAAGTCATAGCGAACTTCAAAAATTTAAAACTGGAACTCCAGACGGAGTTAAATGGAATGATGAAAAAGTTAATATAGAAGATTTAGATGAGTTAATTAAGGAGTTAAACCAATGAAAGAACAATTTGTAGTTTATGAAAATCCAATAACACATAGACAAAATATTGGAAGTGCAATAACAATTCAATTTGATAATCAGCCAACTCAAGTTATCGAAATAGCTGAAAGTGATTGGATTTGTGATTTTTGTAATAGTCAAATCAAAATATTTGATGAAGAAGAAATTCAATTATCAGTTTTTTGTCTTAATAACAGTAACGCAGTTTGTATGAATTGTTATTTTGAATTAATTAAAAAAGATAAATCATTAAATAAAGAATATGGAATTTGTCAATGTTGTATGGATAAAGAAATAACTGATAGTCATAGAATTGTATTTAGAGATGTAAAAACAGAAGATAATAAATATACATTTCAAGGCTTTATGAGGTTTAAAAGTAAATCACAATTAGAAGATTATATGCGTGGTTATTTTGAAACTACTAGTCAATTAGTTATTTCACAAAAAGTCAATAAAGAAAGATTTGATAATGCAGTTAGAAAAGCAAAAGCAGAACAAGAGTAATTATTTAAATCGAGATACAATTGTTAATGATTTAATTAAAGGCGAATTTATTTGCACTTATCATAGCGATAATATGCGTGATATTGTTTATAATGCTCGTAAAGTTGGTATGCCTATAGAAACTATAACTTGTCAGGAAGATAAGTGTAAAATGAAAGGTAAGAGAAAACATAAGGCATATTATTATGAGTGGGCATTGGAACGAAGACGGTAATCAACAATTCATCTATAAAGATGTTTTTGGTAATGAAATATCTATTGGTCGTGGAATAAACGAGGGCAAAGCAAGTATTTATATTTGGTCTGAAACTCAATCAGCACCAATATTGATAGATGTTGAAGATATTTTACCATTTACTACTACATTACAAGAAGAAGCAAAATTAGCTATTGCTAGTTTAGGCGTAGTTCAAGCTAACTTAAATTTATATGTTTGTAAAACTTGTGGAACAATAGTTGAAGATAAACAATTAACTAAAAATAAATGTATATTTTGTAATGGCTGAATTTGATATTAGAGATGATGAAACTTTTTCTGATTGGAAAAGGCGTAAAGGCGAGGAAAAAGGCTTAAATGGTTTAGGTCAAAAAAATGTTAAAGATAAATCTCAATGGTCTGAAAATCAAAAAAGAGGCTTACGCAATAAACAAAAAGGTCGTAGAAAGCAAAATCTAGCTAGAAAAAAACTTAAATTACCTGACACTAAATTTCGTTCTTTAATGGGCAATGAAGAAAGTTGGGGCGGATTAGTTAGAGTAGAAGTTAAAGCAGGAAAACAAATACAACCAATATGGACTAAATATTTAAAAGCAAAAGAACAGTCTGATAAAAATGTTGCAATAGGAGATAATAGACCATTTTTATTTGTTGCTATGCCTGACGGAGTTAGTAATGGTTTAGTAATTATTGAACTAGATGAATTAGAAAACTCAATAATTGCGTTGCTTGAAACTTGGAATCAAGAAAACATATAGAAAAACACACCTGAGGCTTTGTTCTCTCGGTAGTAAATTTAATTCATTAACTAAGTGTAAGAGATAGAATTCAATGATTTCAATGTATATTTTTTATAAAAAAAATAATAAATGTAGTGGTAATAGCGAGAACTGAAGCATAAAATATAAGTATGTTAGATATGATAAAGGAGGAAAAGTGAATAAATCAGAATTTAACAAAATTGAAAAAGCAGTCCAAGGACTAATTGATGATAGAGTATATATGGACGATAAAGGTTATACCAAAAAGATGACCTTAAAAAATTATACAGAAAATCAAAAATTAATGTATGATACCGAAAGAGGTATATATATTAATAATTACGATATCTCATATAATAATCATAATAGACCAACAAGTTATAGAACAGTAGCTGTTAGAAATTATGAAGAAATTGCAGAAAATGTAAATAGACAAACAACAGTTAGTTTTGCAAAGCATATGGGAGCATATTTCTTAAGCATAACAATTCGAATTAACGGAACTGAAATTGTTAAAACTTCTAAGAAAGTAGAAAAATTAGCAGTTAAAGATATTCAATGGAGATTAGAAAATATTTTTGACGGTTTAATTTAATTTAGACTAGCCCTCTTAATTGAGGGCTTTTCTATGTCTAAAAGTGCAAATATTTACTTTTAATCTAGTAAAATGTGTTTTGTGTGTATAAAAAAAAGAAATATGATACAATCTAGGAGAACGCAAAATGGCTAGACCAACCAAATTAAATGAACAATTAATTCAAGAGTTTGCTACAAGAATTAAACTTGGGCTTTCTTATAATATGACTTGCAATCATTTAGGTATTTCATATGAAACTTTTAGGCGTTGGAGAAAAGAGGGCGAAGAATTAATTGCTAAACCTCAAAGAAAATCTAAAAAAAATGATTTATTAATAAGTTTTGTAACTGAAATAGATAAAGCAAATGCTGAAAATGTAATGAGAAGATTAGGAAGAATTGATAAGGCTAGTGTAGAGGGCAAATGGCAAGCAGACGCTTGGTTTTTAGAAAGACGCTTTCCTGAGGAATTTGGTCGTGTTGATAGATTAAAACTTACAGGAGAAGAAGATAACGAGCCATTAACAATTAAATTAAAATGGTCAGACCAGAATTAACTATTGAATTACCTGACTTACATCCTAAGCAACAGGAAATATTAGAAGATAAAACTCGTTTTAAAATAGTTGTTGCAGGTAGGCGTTGGGGCAAAACAAGACTTGGAATAGCTATGGCAATTAAATATGCACTTGAGGGAGGTCGTGTTTGGTGGATAGCTCCAACTTATCCTATGGCAATGGAGGGCTGGAGAGAATTTAGGCAAATAGTTGCTGATTTACCTTGTGAAGTATTAGAGGCACAAAAACTAATAACATTTAATAAAGGTAGCTTACAAATAAAATCAGGAGATAATCCTCAAAGGTTAAGAGGTGCAGGATTAGATTTTGTAGTTTTAGATGAGTGTGCTTATATCAAAGAAGAAATTTGGGCAGAAGTTATTAGACCTACTTTAACTGAAAAACAAGGACACGCTTTATTTATATCTACACCAAGAGGCTTTAATTGGTTTTCTAGGTTATTTGAAAGAGCTGAAAATAACAAAGATTGGTCTGTATGGCAATATCATACAAATACTAATCCATTTATACCTTTAGAAGAATTAGATAGTGCAAAAGATGAAATAGGAAGTTTTTTATATAGTCAAGAATATGAGGCACAATTTGTTGAAAGCGGTCAAGGATTAATTAAGCCTGATTGGTTTCATTATTACGAAAGTGCAACTAAAACAGAATATGATAAAATGGGATATGAGCAGTCCAGAGATTATTTTTTACTTGGTAAAAAAGAAATATATAAAGATGAAATACAAATTATTACGACTGTGGATTTGGCTACCTCGACAAAAGAAAGTGCAGACTTTACTGCAATTGTTACAGTCGGTAAAACAAAAGATAATGACTTATTGGTCTTAGATGTTAAAAGAGCTAGATTAGAAGCTCCTGATATTTTACCTTTACTATGGAAAGTTTATAATGCTTTTAAACCTGCCTATGTTGGAATCGAAAGAGCAGGTTATCAATTAGCTTTAATACAAATGGCAAGACGAGAAGGACTACCTGTAAAAGAACTATCGCCTGATAGAGATAAATTTAGCAGAGCCTTACCTTTAGGTGCTAAAATGGAATCTGCACAAGTGTTTTTTAATCGTAATGCCTTATGGTATTCTGATTTAGAAAGAGAATTGTTACAGTTTCCTGTTGGAGAGCACGACGACCAAGTGGACGCTTTAGCTTACGCAGTTACTGAAACTATAGGCACTACTGGATATAAGGCATATTAGTAGTGGTGGAGATAGTAAGACCTTTTAGGGTCGCGTTCACTTACTATCAAAACCACTAAGGAGAAAAAATGGCAGAGAGAAGAAAACTTAGCGACATAATTTTTGGAAGAGCTAATCAAGAAGAAAAATATTATAACTTTTTTAGAGATGATACAGGAATATATGGACAGAATAGTTTTATTTGGGGCTGGAATACTAATGCAGGTGCTTTTGATGTTAATAATATGGGCAATGGGCAATCTAATTCAGCAGTTGTCGCTTGTCTTCAAACTTTAGGAGTATCTTTTTCTGAGGCTAATTTATTAGTTAAAACATATAACCAAGATAATGATATGGAAGTAATTTATAATCATCCATTTGAAATATTAATGAAAAGACCTAATCCTTATATGTCAGGAGATATTATTCAACAATATATTATTAATGCAATCCATATTTCTGGAGATGCCTATTTATTAAAACAAAAAAATGAAGCAGGACAATTAGTAGCACTTTATCCTTTAATGCCTGAACAAGTTAAACCAAAAGGAAATGAAAGTCAATTAATAACTCATTATGAATATGAAACACAAAAAAATGGACTAACAATTATTATGCCTGAAGATATTGTACATTTAAGACTTGGATTAGACCCAACTAATCATAAAAGAGGTTTTAGTCCAGTTAAATCAGTTTTAAGAGAAATTTATAGTGATGAATCAGCAGGTCAATTAGCAACTTCTTTATTAGCTAATAGTGGTGTTCCAAGTGTAATTATTAGTCCTAAAGACGGATATGGTCCTACAAGTGAAGAAGCAGAACAAATAGTTAAAACATATCAACAAAAAGTTTCAGGTGCTAATAAAGGTATGCCTTTAGTTTTAAGTGGTGCTATGGAAGTTGAGAAGATGGCATTTAGTCCTAGTGAATTAAATATAGGAACTTTACGATATAACGCTGAAGAAAGAATATCTGCAGTATTAGGTGTTCCTGCAATATTAGCAGGATTAGGTGCAGGATTAGAAAGAGCTACTTATTCAAATGCAAAAGAATTAAGAGAGTATTTTACTGAAAATAAATTAATACCAATGTGGCGTATGATAGGACAAGAACTAACTCATCAGTTATTAAATATAGATTTTCATACTGAACAATATCAAGAGGCATTTTATGATTTTTCAGAAGTAAGAGCTTTACAACAAGATGAAGATGAAAAATATAGAAGAATAGCAGTAGGAGTTAATGCAGGATTTTTAACAATAGCAGAGGCTAGAGAAGAATTAGGATTTGACTTTGACGATAAAGATGATGTTTATTTAATACCAAATAATAAAATAGCAGTTCCAAAAGAAGAAATAGGAACTTATACTGCAGTCCAAGAAGTAACTAATCAACCTGTTATTGAGCAAAGTAGTTTAGAAGAAGATTTAGAAAATAAAGTAATAAGACAGGAAAATGGCGAATATTGCGTTTATTCAGCTGATACAAATAGATTGTTTGGTTGCTATCCTACGGAAGAATTAGCACAAGCACGATTGGAACAGATACATAGATTCGGAGAGAACGCTTATAGTGGAGAATTTTAAAGGACCATACGACGACTTAGATTTTACAATTCCTCAAGGTGCTAAAGAAGAAGCTCGTAGAGGTTTAGAGTGGGTAAAAGAGTTTGGCAGAGGTGGAACTTCAGTTGGTCGTAATTCAGCAAGATATATTTTAAACAATAGAACTGCAGGTGCAGAAAAAGTAAGACATATTGCTAAATACTTTCCAAGACACGAAAGTGATAAAACAGGTCAAGGTTGGTCGCAAGGAGAAGACGGCTATCCAAGTAATGGAAGAATAGCGTGGGCGTTATGGGGCGGAAATGCAGGTAGAAGTTGGAGCCAAAAATTAGTTAGAGCTATGAACGCAAGAGATGAAAAAGTATCATCTGCTTTAGAATTAATTAAAAGAAGAAATGCAGTATTAGATTTAGATGATGAAATATTTGCAAATGAATTTGAAAGTGAAGAAACTAAAACAATTTTATGGAAAGAATATGACGCTTTATTATCTAAATGGGACTATCAACTAACATTAGAATTTTATAAATTATTTCAAAATTTAGAAAAAGAAATAAATACTTATTTTAAGAATAATCCAGTAACAATTATTGGTATTGGGGCTGGTGCAAGTTTAATTATTGATAATCTAACTAAGAGTTGGAAAGCAGATTTGTATGATATGTATTTATCTTTAATGACAGATTTTGCTTATGCTCAAATAACTACATTATTGCCTGAACAAGTAAAAGGAAAAGATGAAGATATTATTAGGGGCAGAACTCAAAAACCTCGTATGGAAGTTATAACAGGCGGATTTTTTAGATTAAGAAATTCAAATGCTATTTTTCCTATTGAGCCAATGACTAGAAATAAAGAGGCAATACAATTTGTTACTAATAGATTAGATACTATTATGCCTGAATTAGCAAAAACAACAAAGAAAAGATTAAATGTAGCTTTAAGAGTAGGATTTGATAAAGGAAGTGAATTAGGTTTAGTAGGACAAGATTTAGCTGATTATGTACAAGCAGAAGTATCTAATCGTTTTGGATTGCAAAGACTTGGAAGAAGTAATACAATAGCAAGAACTGAGGCTCAAGTTTTAGCACAATTTGGAAAAGAACAAGCAGTTAAAAGAAGTGGCGTAGTTACTGAAAAACAATGGATTACTCGTAGAGATAATTTAGTTCGTGACCCACATAGAGCAGTTGATAATGCTAGAGTTGAATATGAGCAATTGTTCAATGTAGGTGGTTACAAAATGAGGTATCCTGGAGATAGTAGTTTTGGAGCACCAGCAAACCTTGTAGTCAATTGTAGATGTGATACAATATACCATAGAAAAAGGAATAGAAGACGCAGATGACAAAAGAGTTTAAAACAATAGATTCAATATTATCAAATGATATTGAGGGCAAAGTGGAAGCAGTATTTAGTGTATTCAATACTATTGATAGCGATAATGATGTAGTGCAACCAAAATCAATAAGAAGTGGATATGGAGATAAAGGCGTAACTATGGTATGGGCTCACGATTGGTCTAAACCAATTGGCAGAGGAAAAATTATTCAAGATGATGTTAATGCAAAATTTGTAGGAGAATTCAATATGAATACTGCTAGTGGTAGAGAGGCTTATGAAACTGTTAAAGCTATGGGCGATTTGCAACAATGGTCTTTTGGTTTTGAAGTACTAGATTCAGAAATTGGAACCTTTACAAAAGATAATGGAGATAGTCAAGAAGTAAGATATTTAAAAGATTTAAAAGTTTGGGAGGTTAGTCCTGTATTAGTAGGAGCTAATCAAGAAACTTACACAATGGCTATAAAAGCTAATAAAGAAAAAGCTACAAAAGATATGCACGAAGAAATGCCTGATACTTATACAACTGAAAGAGAGGCTATAGCTAGAGCTGAAGAATTAGGTTGTTCAGGAACTCATACTATTGATGAAAATGGCGAAACTTATTATATGCCTTGTGCAACACATAACGCTTACGAAGAGGCAAAAGGTTTAGAAAATGAAATTGAACAAGTTTCACAAGAAGTTTCAAATGAAAGTGGTCAAACTTTCGTTGAAGAAGTAGAAACATCTCTTAATGATGTTTTTGCAGTACTAACAAGAGCTAAGGAGCTTACTGCCTTACGCTTGGAGAAAGATAAAAAACTAAGTCCTAAATCTGCTGACGCTTTAATGCACTTGCAAGAAAAATTGAACGCAGTCTTTCAAGACATTGATGACTTGCTAAATGCAGGTTTGCCAGAAGATAAAAAGGACAATAGAGTAAAAGCAAATGATGTTTTTGCAGATACAATGCGTATTCTCGCAGAAACAACGGATATATAAGGAGAAATCTAAATGAGTAATTTAGACGCTAAAAAAGCAAAACTCCAAGAACTTCGTGAATCTGCTTTAAACGAAGCTAAAACACATAACTTCGATGATATGACACACGAGCAAAAAGAAGCTTGGGTTAATAGAAACGAAGAAATGGAGGCTTTGTCAAAAGAAGTTAAACAACTTCAAGAATATGAAGCTCAAGTTAAAAGACTTGAAGCTGATGTTCAAGCAGGAAAAGAAGTAAAAGCTTTACCAATACACGAGGAAATGCCTGAGCAAACAAAATCTATTGCTCAAATGTTCCAAGAGAGTAAAGCAGTTCAATCTTTCATAAAAGAAGGAATGAAGAACATTACTTCAGAAGTAAAATGGAACCCAATATTAGAAACAAAAACCTTAATGGATGAGGCTTCAGCCTATCCTCCAAAGGTTGTTCGTTCAGACCTTATCGTTCCGACTGCATTA